GCGAATACATGATAAGTCTCGGACTCAAAATCTTCGCTGGTCGCCGAAGTTCGTCTTTAAGACCCAGAACGTACCCAAACCAGGGCGGTTCTGCATCTCGAAACGCTTCCGAAAGGCTTCCCACGCAAGAATCGTGTCAACATCTCTTGCAACTCCGGCAAGGCCACTGTAAGGTTGCCCGTTACTGGATCTTTGTCAAAACAGAATCCCCTCCCTTTTTGTCCCGCTGGCCTCAGCGAGTCAAGGGGGAATCCTGGCGTCTTGTCAAGCGCGAGTCGTTTCATGTTCCCAACCCCATTGAGTGCCTCATCGAGAGTGTACACTCTGGGGGGAACTTGATCCGCCCGCATTTGTGCCCGTTCTGCCATATACTCTATGACAGGTCCCGCGATTTCTCTTGGGAAAGGGCGCGTCTTTGCTCCAGACGGCGCAATTGACACCAGTGCTGCCTTGGTCAGGTTAAACGTCGAGTAATCACCCGACCCCGACAGCACTGCTGGCCGATGAACAACCCCTGCCACCAGGGGGTGCCTCATCTCGCGCAAAGTACTCTGCACAATCGAACTCTTTCCAATGGTTCCACGGGGCATGAGCAACTTCCCCACAACTGTGAACGAAGATGGTAAGATTGGTGCATCGTCTGGCGGTCCCATACTAGGGACACGCACACAACTTTGCTCCATTTCAAACACATCCTTGCCCAACATGCTGTCCCACAATGGTAACGCCGTGCCTGTTCTGTCAAAAACTCGAGTTCTGCAACCCACGTGAAAGCCCAGAATCACTGCCGAATGATCCTTGTAGAAGCCCACAATGGGCGCCCCACAGTCTCCTGCACTTAGAGGGTTGTACGAGTATGAGCCAACTGTGGCCAAATCTCGAGTCCCCCCATTTGAAGGATACGTGTAGGTTGCTGCATCGTAATTCACAAAGTCCAATGGTATCACCGTTTCCGCTTCGTCAACCACCACCCGCAAGACGACTGCCGCGATCAAATTTGTCATGACCGGCGGCTTCTTCTTGTCAGGTAGCGAGCTGAGTACTGGGAATTGGATCACCGATGGTACCTTCATTGCCACAAAATCGAGAAACGACCCATTTGACAGGGCCACCTCTCGAATTGAAGCTCTGAAGAAACGCAATGAATGGGACGCCCCACGGTAGTCTGTCATCTGAATAACAGAACCATCCGCGAGGAAACCCCCTGGTGCTTCCGTCAGAAAGTGACGAGGAAACCATATTTCACTGCCCCCTGGGGACAGTCCATACAGGCCTCCTCCAGCGCGCTGAAGATGCACAACGTTGCGTTGTATCTTCAACAAGCTGTCATTCATGCCTTTGATCTTCCCATCTAACCTTATGTCAGACGAGGAAACCGCAAGCATCTGCGTCACCATTCCTCCTTCTTCCTCCTTGATCTCGGGTTCATCTCTCTTTAGAACCCACTTGCCCCGCTTTCCACGTCCTTTTGCCCTGCCTAGGGACTTCGTGGTCTTCGGGGCACTCTCCACTTCGATCGTAGGATTCAAATACTTGTAGGCGGCTGTGATCACACAGACCCCAGCCCCCACTCCAAGCAAAATCTTCCCAATGAGTGAAAAAGGAATGCCCGTAATCTTCTCCGCCACCAACTGGCGGTAGGAGACTTCCGGGATCTCCAACTGTCGTTTCTCTACATACAATGCTGCCTCAGCTCTGTCACTCGAGTCTCCCATTTCCGCCTTGGCCACCAAGTCATCCAATTCCTTCGTAAGTCTTGGTGTGTCAAGCGGAACGAAAACTCGACCACTCTTCACCTTGCTGCTGTTGCCTTGTGGTTGAAATGCCGGTGGGCATCGAAACCCTGTCTTCTTCCCTCTCCGTTGCGACGTGCCTGGAAAAATTGAATGAGACGAGGATGACGATGCACTGGATGCACTTGGTTCTGTTGCCAAGTCATCCATTATCACTGGCTCT